CAGAACTTCTATCGGGTGGTCTAATATGGCGCGTCATGCCACAGGCTTTCAGTCAGAAGCCATCTGCGACCGCTGTGGGCAGATGTATTACTACACGCAACTGAAGCGTGAGTGGCAGGGCTTGAGGACGTGTCCGGAGTGCTGGGAAGCCAAGCACCCGCAGCTTGATCCGATCTACCCTCCGACAGAACCACAGGCCTTGGCGAACCCACGGCCTGACCGCATTGAACCTATGGATGTCCCGGTTGGTCAGCAGATCTTCCCCTTCATCCAGAATATCTCTACCCAAGGGGTCACAAGCGTTGGTATTGTGACCATTGTAATTGGGGGACCGTGATGGCTTGGACATACGCAACACTGGTGCAGGCGATCAAAGACTGGACCGAGTACGACGAGACGACGTTCAATCAGAACATCAACACCTTCATTCGCAACTGCGAAGAGCGCATCCTTTACGCTGCGCAGATGGAGGTGTTCCGTAAGAACGTCAGCGGGTCTTGCTCGGCCAGCAATCAATATCTTGCCGCCCCCAGCGACTTCCTGTCCCCGTACAGTCTGTCGGTTACCGTCAGCGGCTCGAAGGTCTTTCTGCTGAACAAGGATGTGGAATACGTTCAGGAGTACAATCCTTCCGGCGCGACGGGTGTTCCAAAGTATTACGCCCTGTTTGACGTGGACAACTTCTTGTTGGCCCCCATCCCAGCTTCAAGTTATGCGGCGGAGCTACACTACTACTATCGCCCGGCGTCAATTGTTGACGCGGGCACATCATGGCTTGGCACTTATGCCGAAGAAGCCATGCTCTATGGCAGCTTGTCTGAGGCCAACACCTACATGAAGGGTGAGGCTGACTTGCAGCAGAAGTACGAAAACCGTTTCCTCGAATCCGTCAGCCGTCTGAAGAACCTCGGTGAAGGCCGTGAGAACATCGACGCCTACCGTGACGGGCTCACAAGAGTGAAGGCGAACTGATGTCTTGGGTCGATCCGGGTCAGGCAACTGTCATGAAGGTGGATGTGGCGGCCACCTCAAACGGCGGCCACCCTCCTGAGTTCTGGGCTAAACGCTGTGTAGAGCGTTTGATTCAGGTCTCTGACACAGCCCCTCCCGCGATCCGGGAACAGGCTCTGGCCTTTCGGGACCAGATGGAGCACGTCGTATTGTTTCACATGAAACGTGCTATACAAAGCGACAGGACAACCGTTGGTCACGCCGTGACCGAGGCAGGACAACCTAAACTGGCCGAACTCCTAAGGAGGCTGTGATGGCATTTACCGGTAACTTTATGTGCACCTCCTTTAAGCAGCAACTGCTTGAGGGCGCTCACGATTTCCGTGCGTCTGGTGGCGACATCTTCTATATCGCTCTGTACACCAACAGCGCGTCCTTCACGGCCGCAACGACGGCCTATACGGCGACGGACGAGATCACCAACACCTCTGGCTCCGCCTACACGGCAGGTGGTGCGGCACTGTCCAACGTCAACCCGACGACCGGTGGCACGACGGCGTATACGGATTTTGCTGACGAGACGTGGTCGTCCGCGTCTTTCACGGCCCGTGGTGCGATGATCTATAACAGCACCCCGGCCCACACCTATACTAATCCGTCCGTTGTCATTCTTGACTTCGGTTCGGACAAGACGGCTTCGGCTGGCGACTTCACCGTCGTCTTCCCGACCGCCAACGCTACTGACGCCATTATCCGTATTGCGTGATGAGCCGTGACAGATGCTGTCGTAGCCTTTGAAGGTTGGTCGCGTTCTGCTGGATGGGGTGAACTCCCCTTCGGTCAGGGCGCGGTCACCATTGGGCTTGCGACAGGATCGGTAGGTTCCGTTGTCGTTTCTCTGAATGTTCAGGCAGACGTCACAGGAATTGCCGCAACGGGGGCTGTCGGTACGGTCACCGTTGAAGCAGACGCCAACTGCCTCGTTAGTGGACTCCTAGCCACGGGGGCAGTTGGCACTGCTTCGGTCTCAGCCTCTATTCTTGTGCCTGTCACAGGCGTGTCTGCTACGGGCGAAGTTGGAACGGCGGCAGCCTTTGGCGGCGCTGCGGCACTCGTTACGGGTCTATCTGCCACGGGCGAAGTTGGATCTCTTTCCGTCGTCGGCACCGCCAATGTCTCAGTCACCGGGCAGGCTGCCACAGGACAAGTTGGAACGGTCACAACGCTGACCGTGAACTATGTCGATGTGACGGGCGTTTCGGGCACAGGACAAGTTGGAACTGCAACAGCAAGTGCGGGAGCGAACGTCCTTGTTGCAGGCGTTTCCGCAACAGGATATGTTGGACAGGTCCTTGTATGGGGTCAAATCACCCCCAACCAGAACCCGTCATGGGCCGGTATTGCCCCTGCTCAATCCCCGACATGGACACCTATAGCCGCTTAGGAGCCGTTGTATGGCCAGCACCTATTCGACAAATCTCAAGCTTGAACTGATTGGCACAGGCGATCAGTCCGGCACTTGGGGCGCGACAACAAACACCAACCTTGGCAGCCTTATTGAAGAGGCGATTGCCGGGTATGTGACGCAGGCCGTGACTGACGGTGCGGCAACGGTCCTCACCATTCCGGACGGCACGTCGTCGAATGGCCGCAACTATGTCATCGAACTGACCGGTGTCCTCACGGCAAATCGCACGGTCGAAGTCCCGGCTGTCGATAAGCCCTACATCTTCTTCAACAACACCAGCGGCGGCTACTCTGTGACCGTGAAGGTCAGTGGCCAGACCGGTGTTACGATTGCCAATGGCAAGAAGGCGATTGTCTACACAAACAGCACCGATGTCATCGAAGTGGCAAACGCTCCTGTCACGGAGGCGGGCACCCAGACGCTGACAAACAAGACAATCAACGGTTCCAACAACACCGTCACCAACATTTCTCTTACGAGCGGCGTGACAGGTACACTCCCCACTGCGAATGGCGGCACCAACCTCACCTCGTTCACTGCTAATGGTGCGGTGTATGCCTCCTCGACTTCGGCGCTTACAACAGGCACGTTGCCCACCGCATCCGGTGGAACGGCACTTACCTCGTTTACCGCGAACGGGGCGATGTACGCCTCTTCTACCACTGCCCTAACGACCGGAACTCTACCCGTTGCCTCCGGCGGTACAGGTATTACCTCTTTTGGCACAGGCGTTGCGACAGCACTCGGACAGAATGTGACAGGCTCTGGTAGTATTGCGTTGTCTGCATCCCCTACGTTTACGGGGACTGTCTCTGCGACGGCCATAACTCTGGCGGGGTCATCCTCCGCAGCCTCCACAAAGCTTCCAAACATCCTTGAAACGGCCACGATCTCTGCTACGGCGGCGACTGGCACGATCAACTATGATGTCGCCACGCAGTCGGTGCTGTACTACACCAGCAACGCCTCGGCTAACTGGACGCTGAACATCCGCGCATCTAGCGGCACATCGCTAAACACCTTCATGGCGACTGGCGACACGCTCACCATCGTCCACATGGTGACGCAGGGTGCCACGCCTTATTACAACAGCGCGGTGCAGGTGGATGGCTCGTCCGTCACGCCGAAGTGGCAAGGTGGGACGGCCCCGACATCTGGCAATGCTTCGGCAATCGACGTGTATACTTATACCGTCATCAAAACTGCCAGCGCAACATTCACCGTGCTGGCGTCTCAGACACAGTTTAAGTGAGGTAACTAATGCCTACGCTCATTACACGCGGCGCTGCTTCCGCTAGAGCATTTGGTTTTGGTGGCGCTGCCGGTGCTGTGGATGTGTCTGTAAATTATCTTGTTGTTGCTGGTGGTGGAGCTGGCGGCGGCGATCTTTCCGGATTTGCTGGTAACGGCGGCGGCGGCGCTGGCGGTTTGAAAACAGGAACGTTGACGCTTAACACAGCGACCTCTTATACAATTACTGTTGGCGCTGGCGGTGTTGCCTCAAGTAGTGCTTCAACATCTGGAAGCAATTCACAAATCTCAGGCCCAAGTATTACCGCCGTAACGTGTACGGGTGGTGGGTATGGTGGTTCTTATACACAAGGCGCTGCGGTTACTGGTGGATCTGGCGGCGGCGGTTCTGGGCGTATTAACCTAACAGGCGCGGCGGGAACATCTGGCCAAGGTAATTCCGGCGGCAATGGTTTGAATGCGTCTCCCGCTACTAGCAACCATCCTGCTGGCGGTGGTGGTGGATCAGGAGCAGCAGGCGCAACTGCAACCGGGTCACCCTTTAAGGCTGGTAATGGCGGCAATGGGACAGCGTCTTCCATTTCTGGCTCTTCTGTTACCTACGCGGGCGGCGGCGGCGGTGGAGCTTATGTTGGAAGCAGCTCTACCAACGCTGGTTCCGGTGGAACTGGTGGCGGTGGGCAAGGCGGATCTTGCAGTGTTTTTGGAAAAGGTTATCCAAACACTGTTTATCAATACGCAACGGCTGGTACAGCAAACACGGGCGGCGGCGGCGGCGGCGGTGCTTACCTTGCCTACAGCCAAAATGGCGGGTCTGGCGTTGTTGTTGTCAGCTATTCCGGGGCACAGAAATTCTCTGGCGGAACTGTGACTTCTTCTGGTGGTAATACAATTCACACTTTCACATCGTCTAATGTTTTTTTAGGAAACCAAGCCCCAACAATATCAATTGAATATGCAGTTATTGCTGGCGGCGGCGGTTCAGGTATAAGCGGCGGCGCTGGCGGTGATTATCCGGGCGGCGGCGGCGCTGGCGGTATGCTTACCGGGACAGCAACGGTGGCAACAGGTGCGGCATATACGATTACTGTTGGGGCCGGAGGCTCAACTACAACCACTGGTAGCAATTCCGTGGCACTTGGTCTTACAGCCATTGGCGGCGGAAGAGGCGGTGGTAATAATCAATTCGCAACAACTGGCGGATCTGGCGGCGGTGATCGCGCAGACAATGCTACTGGTGGTGGTCAGGCTGGTACTTCGGGTCAAGGCAACTCCGGCGGTAGCGGAAGTACAACCAGTGGCTACGCAGGAGGAGGCGGCGGGGGTAAGGGCGCAAGCGGAAGTAACGGCGCAAGCGGAACGGGCGGCGCTGGTGGTGCTGGTCAGGAATGGCCTGCAAGCTCTGGAACATATTACGCAGGCGGCGGCGGCGGTAATGGAAGTGTTGCTGGCGCGTCTGGTGGTACT